ATGAAAGCCATCAGTGCGTCTGAGATTGTCCGCCTCCTTGACCCGGAAGCGACCGTCGTGTCGATCCGATTGGAAAGCGGCGAGCCGTTTGGCGAGTTCAGCGTGGATCAATTGAAAGCACTCACGGAGGCCGGGTACGTGGTGGGCGTGGCGACTGGCCGCGGCAAGCTGCGCCAGATCCGGCTTACTGTGCCGCCCACGCAGGCGACCCGTGTTATTGGCGATACGGGCACGCGCATCAAGGACATTCGGAACAGCGACGCCAGCAAGACCACAGTGAAAGAGCCAATCAAGGACCTGGCGCCGATCATCCAACACCACAAACAGCATTGTGAAGCGTGGCCGCATATCAGGACGGCCGCCCAGTTGCGCACAATCAGGCAGCTCTTACGCTCCGACCAGAATTTCGCGGAGATGGCCAAGAGCATGATCTGCCTGTATCCGGACCGGCCGATTCTGGACCTGGCCGGCAGCCTGACCGAACTGGAGCCGCATCTGGCGGCCAAAGCCAAACACATTATCGAGCTATACCGCGACCCCGCGATGACGGTGGACACGATCTCGGCTGAGATGCATCTCGGGTGGGGTGACCTCGGCAAGGTCATGGCGGCTCTTAGCGAGCCCATGCGCTTACCGCATGGATACCACCCGCCGATCCAGCAGCTCCGCACCATCGAGAACGGAACCGAGATAATCGCGTCCGTCGAGCAGGGCATCCCACGGTTGCGGGCTTTCCGATTCGAAATGGAGGAGAAGGAGCCGCCGCGAAAATTCGCCACCGTTATCGGCGATGGCGGATTCAAGGCCCTCATTCCGATCCCAAGCGCCGAGTTCAACAGGTACGCCAACGCGCCAAATGCCACGGTCACCGTCCTCAACGGCCAAACCCACATCCATTTGCATGACGTCTCGAAATGGCGCGAATCCACTGAGGCTGCGGCGTAAGATTCCCCACGGACTGCGATGCCGTGCAAAAACCAGGGGCCGACGCCTTTCGCTCCTTGACTGCGCTGACCGATTCCAACTATGGCCCATAACTGAGTGCTCGGTTCGCCGTTGATGCCGACACGTGGTAGATAGTTCAAGCCAGAACGGGATAGGTGGGGGAGCCACTCCGCTCCCGGCCCCTGGTGGGATGAACCTCGTCTGATGTTATGCCTACTAAGACCGCTTCGAACCGCAGCAAATGCGTCCTGGTCGTAAGCGACCTGCGATGCCGATGACTTGGCAATACATAGCAGGTTTCTTCGATGGAGATGGGACAGTCGGCCTCTATCACAGCAAAGCGCTACGGTACGGTGGCACGGGTTACATCAACGCCCGGCTTACCCAGAGGCAACCGCACATCCTGCGTCTCATCCAGGGTTTTCTGGCGGCGCGGGGTATCCGAACGATGATTCGCAATTATCCTTATTCGCAGTTGAGCAGCAGACCTCAGTCGGCACTGGAGATCCACCGCAGCAGCATTCCGGCGTTCTTAGTCGGCGTCTTGCCTCACCTGGTGGTGAAGAAGACGTTAGTACAAGACATCCTGCGATACAAGATTCTGTTCCCGCCATTCACGCCAAAGATGCGCGGGCAATTAGCGATGGAAACGCGCTGGAGAAATCGTGCTCAAGCAACCTAAAGCCATCCTGGTGGTCTCCGACCTTCACGCGGGAAGCATCTACGGGATGCTGCCGCCCGACTTCGCGACCCAGGACGGCGCCCCAAAGATCCCCAACGCTGGCCAGAAGTATTTGTGGGAATGCTGGCTGGATCTTGGCAAGCGTGTTGCTTCGCTGCCCATCCTGGCAGTGGTTGTTAACGGCGATTCGATCGACGGTGAGGAACGGCGGTCCAAAGGCGCGGAATTGTGCTTGCCGCTGCTCGCGGATCAGTCCGAATGCGCGGCCGTATGCTTGCGGGAATTGAAGCGCCACCTCCAGAGCAAACCGCCGTTTTTCGTGATCCGCGGCACGCCGTACCACGATTCGGAGGGCGGCCGGGAAGCAGAAGCCGTGGCCGAGAAGATCGGGGCCCAGCGGTGCATCGGGTACGGCGCTGGCCGTTTTTGCCGGCGCGCGATGGACCTCGAACACGATGGCGTGATCGTGAACTTCAGCCACGGAACATCCGTTGCGGGGGGGCTGTACCGGGCGACGCCACCGGATCGCGAGGCCGTCTGGAGCGCGCTGGCCGGCAAAGAGGGCAAAGTGGCGCGCGCGGATGCTGTCGTGCGTGCCCACGCCCACCACTTCGTACATGTCGAACACCCAAGCAAGCACGCGGTGATCGGCCCGTGTTGGCAATTGCAGACGGATTATATGGGCAAGAACAGTGCTTACCGGCTGCTTCCAGACATCGGAGCCGTCCTGATCTGGGTAGACGGGGCGGCAAAGCGCCGCCATGAAGATCCGATTCGGGTGGAGAAGATCCTGTACGACTTGCCGAAAATCGGCACCACGAAACTCTGATGGCTGCCAAGCCTCACCCGAACTTCACGTGGGATCAGATCGACGCGCTGCGCACGCAGGTGGGCATGGGTAGCGACGATGTGCCATCCAGTGCCTTCACCATCTCCGAGTACGCAGCGAAGTATGGCGTGCCCTACCACACCGCCGCCGATCAACTCGCTCGGCTGGTGAGGGCAGGCAGGCTGAGAACAGGAAAGAAGCGGGCCACGCTCTCGAGTGGCCGGCAGGGTTCGATGAGGTATTACTGGCCATGAAGACGAGGCAGGCGGTCCAAACCCAGGCCGGGCGCGCTGGCACCGTGCGCCCCAGGGTCACGGGAGGCGACGCCACCAACCCCAAGGATCTTGTCGGCGTGAAAAAGGTCTCCCTCACCAAGCTGCCGCCTGTCGCCGTCCTGCATGCGGCCCATGCGCTGATGAATGGCGCAGGCAAGTACGGTCCCTACAACTGGCGTGACAGAGCGGTCCGCGCCAGCATCTACGTTGATGCATGTGAGCGGCATCTGAACGCTTGGTTGGATGGCGAGGAGGATGCTACGGACAGCGGCGTGCATCACCTGGGGCACGCGATTGCCTGCCTCGCCATCCTGCTCGATGCGCAGGAGGCGGGCATGCTGGTTGACGACCGGCCACTCCAGAACGCCGGCGGCTTCTGCCGCGTACTGGATCGGTTGAATCGGAGGATCGCGAAAGGTGCGCGGATATGAGGGTGTGCACGGCGTCCGTGGAATGCGCTTCTCGGTCGGCTCGACCAGTTGCGTTGGGACTGGGACCGACGCAGGGTTCTCGATCGCAGTCCCTGCACGCTACCCGTTGGATCGTGGTCAGCACTGGTATGGCTGGCCGGGTGAGCCGCAACGAGGCGCGGGATGACGGCGGGTAAGGCCCTCACCCGAATCGCGGGACCTGACCGGGCGCGCGGGCCGCGGGTGGCGATGGTGCGCAATTCGCGCACGCACAGGCCCGAAAAACTACTTGACAGTCACTTGACAAAACTTGACAGGACGCCAGCCAATCATCTGAATTCACGCGAGATAAGCCCAGACGCCCTACTTGACATGTCAAGTTGACAATTGAAATGGCCTCCGAATCCAAACCGGCGGTGATGACCCAGGCGGAATACGCGCGCCACCGCCGAAAGTCCCGACAATACATTTCGCAATTGGCCAAGGCCGGCGTGCTCGTCATGCGCGGCGGCAAGATCGACGTTCGCGCCACGGACACGGTCCTTGACGACAAGCCCGTCGAGGACGTGCACGAACCGCCGGCCGCGCCGCCAACCGCGGCCCTGTCCCGCCCAGCAGCCGACTCCTTGCCCCAGGCTGGCGGCGCCAGTTTCGGGCAGGCGCGGACCATCGAGATGGTCTTCCGGGCCAAACTTCGCCGGCTCGAATTCGAGACCAAGCAGGCCCGGCTGATCGAGGCCGAAGCCGTCCGGAAGACGATTGCTGAGGCGGTGCGCACGATTCGCGATGGCATCCTCGGGCTGCCCGATCGCTTGGCGACTGTGCTGGCGGCGGAAAGCGATGCCAAGAGGGTCCATGTGACGCTGAAGACCGAACTCTCGCGCGAGTTGGAGGGGCTGGCCCATGCCATCGGCGGTATCTGAGCACGCACCTAGCCCGGAAATGATCCTGGCCGGGATTCGCTCCACCATCGCCAGCGCATTGCAGCCCGATCCCGAGCTAACCATCAGCCAGTGGAGTGACCAGTACCGCGTGCTCTCGCGTGTCTCGGCCGGCGAGCCTGGGCGGTGGCGCACGTCGCGCACACCCTTCCTGCGCGAGATCATGGACTGCCTCAGCCCATCCTCTCCCTATTCGCGCGTGGTGTACATGAAGCCGGCGCAGATCGGCGGTTCCGAAGTGCTGCTGAACATGCTGGGCTACATCATCCACTACGCACCCGGCCCGGTGATGCTGGTGGAGCCGACCGTCGAGCTCGCCAAGCGGTTCTCCCGGCAGCGAATCGCACCGCTAATTGAAAACACTTCCGCGCTGGCCGAGCGGGTTTCCGACCCGCGCGAGCGCGATTCGGGTAATACGATCCTGGCGAAGGAATTTCCGGGCGGCGTCCTGGTGTCCACGGGCGCCAACAGCTCCGTTGGGCTGCGGTCCATGCCGGCGCGGTTCCTGCTGATGGATGAAGTGGATGCGTACCCGCCGTCGGCGTCCACGGGCGCTGTGGGCACCGAGGAAGGCGACCCGGTCGACCTTGCGATCCGGCGCACGGGGACGTTCGCCAACCGGCAAATCGCCATGGTGTCGACGCCGACGATTGCGGAGGTGAGCCGCATCGAGCAGGCGTACCTGGAGTCGGACCAACGCAAGTATTACCTGCCGTGCCCGCACTGCGGCGCGTTCCAGGTTCTGCGTTGGGCGCAGGTGAAGTGGCCGGACAGGGAACCCGCCAAGGCGTGGTACGAGTGCGAGCGCTGCCACGACCGCATTGCCGATCACCACAAGCAGGAGATGTTGGTGCGCGGGGAGTGGCGGGCGGAAGCGGCCGGCGACGGCGATACGGCCGGCTTCTGGTTGAACGGATTGTACTCGCCGTGGACGACTTGGGGGCAACTCGCCAAGGACTTTCTGCGCGCGCGCAAGTCGCCGGAGCGGATGCAGACGTTCACGAACACGGTCCTGGCCGAGACGTTCCAGCAGGCGGGCGCCACCAAGACCGATGTGGGCGAACTGCTGGGGCGGCGGCAGCCGTACCGCCCGGACATCATGTTGCCGGCGGGCGTGGTGCTGATCACCCTCGGCGGGGACTTGCAGGCCGACCGGCTGGAGATCGAAATTGTCGGGTGGGGCCGGGACGAGGAAAGCTGGAGCCTCGCGTACATCGTGTTGCCAGGCGATCCGGCGCAGCGCGATCTGTGGGATGGGTTCGACCAAGTGCTCTCGCTGACGTTCGAGCACCCGTGCGGCCAGGAGCTGGAGATCGTGGCGGCCTGCGTGGACTCCGGCTTCCAGCAGCCCATCGTGCAGCAGTTCTGCAGCGACCGGATGCGGCGGAAGGCGTGGCCCAAGATGTACCCGATCAAAGGGGCGGCCGGCCAACGTCCGATCTGGCCGCGGATACACAGCAAGGCGAAGGACAACCGTCCTCTGTGGGTTATTGGCGTCGACGCCGCCAAGGAAGCGCTCTACGCACGCCTCAAGATTACGGAGCCTGGACCGGGCTTCTGCCACTTTCCGATCAGCGACCAGTATGACCTGGGATACTTCGAGCAGCTCACGGCGGAGACGTGCCGGGTGCGATATACGAAAGGCTTCGCGCACCGGGAGTGGACGAAGAAGGCCGGCGCCCGCAACGAGGCTCTGGACGCGCGCTGCTATTCCTACGCCGCCCTGCAATCGCTGATCGCGGGACGTTTCCGGCTGAACAAGCAGGCGCAGCAGATCGAGGCGCTGATGGCGGCGAAGACCTCGGGAGAGGAATTGCGGCGGCAACCAGCGCCGCCGCCTGCGCGCCGGGGTCAGCAGCCATGGATCGAATCGCGTCGGGACTGGTTTGAGCGCTGAAGGAACCCTGCATCCAATCCGCAGCCGTCACTAGCCCGTGCCTGATGTGCGGCGGGCGGGCCGAGAAGATGCACCGGCCCATGTTCCATCGCGGCTCGTTCTGCCCGCGCTGTTGCCCGGTCTGTGCATCGAAGACAGTCGCTGCCCCGGCTGCGCCTCCGGCTCAAGGAGAACGTGCGGCCGCACCCCGGCGTGAAGCGGCGCAGGTCCGGTCGCAATGGGTGGATGGCGGTTGGGGGCCGCGGCGGGATGCCAACGGGCGGCATGTCGATCCGTGGTACCGCGACGCGCGACCGCACCGCGAGCCGGAGCGGTGGGTGCCGCGTCGGGATTGGTTCCAAGTGGTTGCCGGTTCGACTCTGGCCTCAGACCCCAGAACTAGATGAGCACTGCTCAAATCACGCCCGCGATGGCGCGGCGCATCGAGATCTGGCCCGTCGATAAGCTTCGGCCCTACGACCGCAATGCGCGGACGCACTGGCCGGAGCAAGTCGCCCAGATCGCAGCCTCCATCGTGGAATTCGGGTTCAACGCTCCGATCCTAGTGGACTCGGGCGCGGGGATCATTGCCGGCCACGGCCGCCTCCTGGCGGCGCGCAAGTTGGGACTCACAGAGGTGCCCGTGGTGGTGCTGGATCACCTCACGGAAACCCAACGGCGGGCGTACATCATCTGCGATAACAAGCTCGCCTTGAACGCCGGGTGGGACGACGCAGTGCTGGCTGAGGAGCTGCGGGATATCCAGGCTGACGGACTCGACCTCGCGCTGGTAGGTTTCTCCGACGACGAGTTGGAGGCGCTGCTGGCCGAGCCGGAGCAACCGGAATCGGCGCCCGAGGTTGAGGAGGAGATTCCGGAGGCTCCGGTCGAGGCGGTCACCCGGCCCGGGGACGTGTGGCTGATCGGAAAGCACCGGCTGATCTGCGGCGATTGCCGGGATGAGAATATTATGCGCACGCTATTCCAGGGTGCGCGGGCCAACGTGGTGATCACGTCGCCGCCCTACGCCACGCAGCGCGAGTACGATTCCACGAGCGGCTTCCGGCCGATCCCGCCGGAGGAGTACGCCGACTGGTATCGGGACGTGGCTGCCAACGTCGCGACGATCCTCGCGGAGGATGGCTCTTACTTTCTGAACATCAAAGAGCATGCGGACGAAGGCGAGCGCAGCCTCTACGTGAAGGACCTGGTCATCGCCCACCGCCGCCAGTGGGGCTGGCGATTTGTGGATGAACTCTGCTGGCGGAAGACCGACAACGGTGTGCCTGGGGGTTGGGGAAACCGATTTAAGAATGCCTGGGAACCGGTGTTCCACTTTTGCCGCCAGCCGCAGATCAAATTCCGGCCCAAGCGGGTCGGGCACGAGTCGGAAGATTGCTTCGACTACAGCCCTAACAACCCGAAGTCCACGTCCGGCAGCGGACTGCTGGGCACTGGGCCGCGCGGTGCGGCGGCGGACGGCGGGCGGAATCAAGACGCCTGGCAGAGGAGTCACAAGAACCTGAGTACCGCCACGAACCCCGAGGGCCGCTATACCGGCATTGCGCGGCCGTCGAACGTGATCGAGGTGAAATCGGAATCCGCACAGGGATCGCACTCCGCTCCGTTCCCGCGGGCGCTGGTTGAGTTCTTCCTCCTGGCGTACAGCGATCCGGGCGACCTGGTCTTCGATCCGTTTCTGGGGAGCGGCACCACCATGGCAGCGGCGCACGTGCTGGATCGTGCCGGATGCGGCTGCGAGATCTCGCCGGCCTATTGCGACGTGGTCCTGCGCCGGATGCTGAACCTCGCCGGCGAGACGGCGGTGCTCGCGGAGACCGGCGAGGCATTCCCGGCGGTGGCGGCGGCGCGTGGCGTGCCGGTGGACCAGGCGTTGAATCCCAGAGAGCGGGATTCGCGGGCCATCCAGCACCATGGTCCGAACCCGTTTTATGGCAAGAAGCGGAAGGCTTCGTGAGCCAATCGAAAGCGTTCCAATCCGCTGAGCCGGTGAAGTCTATGAAGCGCGAGAAAGCCCGACTTGCGAATCGCAAGCTCGATATGCGCCCCATCGTCGTCACCGCCGGCGGTGTGGTCGTGGATGGCCAGGTGCGCCTGGCGGCGGCGCAGCAGCTCGGGATGGATGAGGTCCCGGCCATTGTTGTGAAGCACCCGGATCTTCGGAGCCTGCAAAGTGAAAACTGCTGAGAGCGACAGCCTGAAGCTCATCGAGCGCCTGCACAGCCTCCAGGTGCAGCTCTGGCCGATTGACCGGCTGCTGCCCTACATCCGGAACGCGCGCACGCACAGCGACGAACAGATCGCGCAGGTCGCCGCCAGCATCCGGGAATTTGGGTGGACGAATCCGATTCTGGTTGGCGGCGACGGCGTGATTATCGCTGGCCACGCGCGATTGCTGGCCGCCCGCAAACTGCGGATGGGCGAGGTGCCGGTCATCATCCTCGACCACCTGAACGAGACGCAGCGGCGCGCGCTCGTCCTGGCCGACAACAAGCTGGCGCTCAACGCCGGGTGGGACGAGGAGATGCTCCGCGTGGAACTGGAGACGCTAAAGGAGGACAATTTCAACCTCGACGTGGTGGGATTCACCGACGAGGAGCTGGATGTCCTGCTCGCCGATCCGGAAGAGACGCGCGAGGGCCTGACCGACGAGGATGCGGTTCCGGAGGCGCAGGGAACCGCTGTCAGCGTTGCCGGTGATGTGTGGTTGCTGGGTGAGCACCGGCTCCTCTGCGGAGACGCAACGCAGATGGCCGACGTGGAGAAGGTGATGGCTGGCGGCTTGGCGGACATGGTGTTCTGCGACCCGCCCTTCAACGTGAACTACGGCCAGACGATGAAGGATAAGCTCCGCGGCACCAAGCGGACGATCCTCAATGACAATCTCAAAGAGGGCTTCGGACCATTCCTGCACGATGCGTGCGCCAATCTGCTGGCGGTGACCAAGGGCGCCGTGTACATCTGCATGTCCTCGTCGGAACTGCACACCCTGTACCGCGCCTTCACCGAGGCGGGCGGCCACTGGTCGACCTTCCTCATCTGGGCGAAGAACACGTTCACGATGGGGCGGTCGGATTATCAACGGCAGTTTGAGCCCATCTTGTACGGCTGGAAAGAAGGCACGGAGCATTTCTGGTGCGGCGCCCGCGACCAGGGCGATGTCTGGTTTGTGAAGAAGCCCGTCAAAAACGATCTGCACCCAACCATGAAACCGGTGGAGTTGGTGGAGCGGGCGCTGCGCAATTCCAGCAAGAGCCGCGATACTGTCCTCGATCCGTTCGGCGGGTCCGGCTCCACCTTGATCGCGTGCGAGAAGGCGGGCCGGCAGGCGCGGTTGATCGAGTTGGAACCGAAATACGTGGACGTGATCATCCGGCGCTGGCAGCAGTTCGCCGGCCGGAAGGCAATACACGACGGGACGGGGAAATCCTTCGATGACATGTGCGCAGGGGTCGATACCAAGTGACCACGTGCGGCTGACAGACGCCGGCTGGGCGTACCGCACCAACGCGGATCGCGGTTGGGTGATCTATCGGGACCCGGCCACTGGGGTGTGGTGTTCGCGCGAGGACGCGATCCGGATCTTGGAAGAGTCGAACAGCAGATGGGTCTCCGAACCAAAAACACCGCCAGCCTCGCGGCCGGCGGCGCACTGAAGAGAACCGCCGCCCGTTGCCGGGCGGCGGTTGGGAGGCTGGCGTGCCTCAGGCTGTGCGATACGTTCTGTCGCCCGCGTCGTTCTTGGTGCTCTCGACCTTGAGGCCCATCTTCTTGGTGATGGTCCCGCTGATGAAGCCCCGGATGGAGTGGTTTTGCCAGTCCGTTGCTTTGGCGATCTCGGCCAGAGTTGCACCGCCCTTGCGGCGCAGCAGGTCCAGGACCAGGGCCTTCTTGCTGCCCTCGCGCGCGCCCGTGGCTTTCTTGGCGGGTTTGACAGCCTTGGCAGCCTTAGGCTTGGCCTTCTGTGCGCCCTTCTTGGCCTTGGGTGCGTCGGCGGCGGAGCTGGTCTCGGTGGTTGCGGTGGCGGCGTCCGGCGCGTTGTGGGCCGCCTCGGGCGCGGGAGAGGCCAACTTCTGGATGGCTTGCCAGATCCGCGTGACCGCCGTCTTGCGGTCCGTGAACTTCTTGACCGGCGTGAGGTCGCCAAAGGGCGCCACGCCGGCAAAGGTGTTCCAGATCTCCACCAGCCGCCCGGTGGGCCAGTCGGCGGCCAACTTGCCCAGTTCCTTGGGGCTGGCAAAGGCCAACGCGCCCAACGCCAGGGTGTCCTGGGCGGCTTCGGGCGTGGCAAACGCGCTGATGTTGTTGTCGGTGCTGATTGTAAACGTCGTCATGGGAGTGTCCTTTCTACTGCTCGGTTGCGGGGCGGCGCAAGCGGGCCGCCGACCGGATGCGAACCTCGCGTCCGGTTGCCAGGTTGGTTCCGTGCCAGCCGCCGTAAGGCGATTGGCGGGTGATGCGCACCTTAGTCAGCACGGCGCTGACCTTGGCGATGTAAATCGATCCGATCTCTACGTCCTGCTTCTTCATGGCACCTCGATTCATCCCTCGGTTCGGCCGGAACCTCAAGGGGAATGTTCGCGTTTCGCGCAGAAAAAAGATGGGCTGCCCGAAGGGAAGGCGAACCGGCGGGAGGGCACATGGCTCTGACGCTTCAGCAGTTACAGGCCAACCTGGACGCCGTCAACATGGCGATCGGCAGTCCCACGCTGAAGGTGCGGTATCCGGATGGCCGCGAGGTGACCTATCGCTCGGTGGACGAGCTGCGCAAGGCGAAGGCCGAAATCGAAGAGGACATCCGTGAGGCCATGGGCGGGACCGGAAGCCGTGTCCGGTTCGCCCAGCACCAGCGCGGCGATGGCCCCACGGGGCCGACACTCTACGACCGGTGGTGAGGACCATGGTGAATTGTCCGAACTGCACAATCTTGGCTGCGGAGATAAGCGCGACGCGCGCCATCGTGGAGCGTATGGAAAAGGCAGTGCTGGAGAATGCTGCGGAGGTGGCAGCGACGCGAGCTGTCGTGGAAGGAATGCAAAAGACGCTGCTCGGGAACGGGCAGCCCGGCCGCTGCGCGAAACACAGTGTGCGGATCGCACGCCTGGAGCGGTGGCAGTCTTGGCTCGCCGGCGCCCTGGCCGTCATCGGTATTCTCTGGGTCGCTGCAGTAACGGTCTTTGCGGCGGTGGTCGCGGGAAGGATCAGGCCATGAGCATTACGGATATCGCTGACGCGATGGAGGGCGTGCGTCGGCAGGGCGCGCCGGAGGCGAGATGAGGATTATCCGCCGCATGCTTCGGTTTCTGCACGACTTTGCGCGCGATTGCTGGCCTGGCGCAGGTCCGAAGAGCCTCTTCGATCTGGCCCACGAGCCGCGCCCGAGATCGCTTCTCCCGACCTCGAAGCTTTATGTGGTCCAAGTCGATTTCGAGGTTAGCCCGGCGGCCTATGACAGCCTGCAACTGCAGCTTGCGGATCTCCGGGAGAAGTATGGCCTGGACTTCATGATCCTGGAGCCGGGCTTCAAGCTGAAACGATTCGATGACTACTAATTTGGTGTCGCGTCCCGCGTTCCCGCTGCTCAGGCGGGATTGGGAGGCGCGATCCTCAACGTCGGGCCGCTATGCCGTGCAGCGCGCGGCGGGCGAGCTGGTGGACGGCTACCGCCGGCGCCATGCGGAGCGGTTCCGCTACGACGGCGCCACCGCCGGCCGCCGCGCCTACGGCTGGTACGCTGCCTCGACCGACGCCAACGTCGAGCTGATGGGGTCGTTAATCTGGCTGCGCAACCGCAGCCGCGATCTCATCCGCAACAATCCCTATGCGGCGCGTGTCGTCGAGGAGTTGGCTGGCAATGTGGTCGGGACTGGCATCGTCCCGAAGGCGAAGACCGGGAACGCGGCCATTGACCAGATCATCGATACGGAGTGGCCTTTCTTTGCCGAGGCCTGCGACACGCCACAGCGCCTCGACTTCTACGGCATGCAAACGTTGACCGTCCGCACCATGGCCGAGAGCGGCGAGGCGATTATCCGGTTCCGGCCGCGGCTGGTGGATTCCGGGCTGCGCATTCCGCTGCAGCTTCAGATGCTGGAAGCGGACTTCCTCGACCAGGCGCGCACCATGGGACTGGTCAATGGCCATGTGATGGAGGGCGTGCAGTTCGACGAGGAGGGGCACCGCGTGGCGTACTGGCTGTTCAGCTATCACCCTGGCGGCGTGCTGATCCTCAATCCGCGCGGCGGCATTATTAGCCAGCCGGTTCCCTCCGACCAGATCATGCACGTCTACCGTGTGCTCCGGCCCGGCCAGGTCCGCGGCGTGCCGTGGCTGGCGCCGGTGATGATGGCGCTCCGGGACCTGGACGATTATTGCGATGCCGAGCGCGTTCGGAAGAAGATTGAGGCCTGCGTGACGGCGTTCGTGACGCAGCCCGAGGGTGTGGAGGGCGACCCGATGGGCATTGCCGGGACCGATCCCTCGAGCGGACTGCAGGTGGAGAGCTTCCAGCCCGGCATGGTGGAGTACCTTAAGCCCGGCCAGGATGTGAAGTTCAATAACCCACCGCCCGCTGGCGGCTACCGCGAGTACAAGATGACCGAGTTACAGGGCGTCATGGCCGGCATCGGACTGCCCTACGAACTCGGCACCGGCGATATGTCACAGGTGAATTACTCCTCTTGGCGCGGCGGCATGCTGGGCTTCCGCAACACGGTGGAGAACTACCGCTGGCTCACCTTGCTTCCGCTCTTCTGCATGCCGGTGTGGCGGCGGTTCATCGACGTGCTGATTCTGCAGGGCAAGATCCCGGCCTCGGTCGTGAAAGATTCGAAGATCAACCTGCGCACGGTGCAGTGGACCGCGCCGCGCTTTGAGTCCGTCGATCCGGTGAAGGATGCCGAGGGCGTGCTGAAGGATGTGCGCATGGGCCGGAAGACGTGGTTCGAAGCGGTGCTGGAGAACGGCTACGATCCCACCACGCAGTTGCAGCAGATTGCTCTCTTCAACAAGCTGGTGGACAAGTTCGAGATCATTCTCGATTCCGACCCGCGCAACACCACGCTGCGCGGCCAGGAGCAGCCCGCCGGAACCGAAGAACGTACGCCGAGCAGCAAGGCCGCTCCCGGCAAACCGAAGGGCCAGGGCTTCGCTGCGCTCTCGGAAAAAGATCTCGGCATGGTGAAGGAACTGCTCGTTGCCGGCATTTCGCGCAACACGAGTTGGGAATCCACGTCCCGGCTTTACCGGGGATAAGCGAAAAGGAGATCAACACATGCAGGGAAATCCGGATGTAAAGGACGGCTTCCAGCGGCTGGTCGGCGCACTGCTGGACTTGATGTGTCAGTACCTGCTGGATACCATCAATACCAAGCGCCTCGGGATCAGCATCGGCGACGGCCTGGATAAGTTGTGCGAGCAGTGCAGCACCGATCTCAGAGACCTCGTGAAGTGGCTGTATTTCCTCGAGGCGCAGCCCAGAATTGGCGCCGCCCAATCGCATGCCAGCGTGGGCCAGATCCTGGGTGATGCTACGACGGCGGAAACCGCTTTCGTGGCGGCGGTCAATCAGCTCGCGGATGCCGCGCTCAAGGCGGGTGCCTTGGATGCCTTCCACGGCCTCCAGCATCTCGCCAAGTTTCACACCATCGGTGGCGGCGTGATCGGTTCGACGGATCGCACCGGGCACCTGGCATGGTTGCAGAAGCAGAACTGGCAACTGCTGGAGTTCGGCGAGAAGGAGTACGAGGAAACCAAAGTTTAGTGGGAAGGAAGCCATGGATGCCACTTTTGACAGAGCCGCTTAATGTGAAACCCGACAAGCCGAACCCGCACGTGCCGCACGAGGGCAAGGAGGCCCCAGATCTCAAGGCCTCGGCCGAGCACGGGAACGATTCGGAAGTCTTTTCCGCCGACGCACAGGTGCTGCCCAGCACGGCCAACGCCAAGGACGGCACCATCGACGTGGTCTGGTATAGCGGCGCGTTCGTGCCGCGGATCGACCGCTCGACCGGCGAACCGTACATGCTCAAGCTGGACATGCAGGGCTGCCGCTTCGATCGCCTCAACAACGGCGCACCCGTCTTCGACACTCACTTCACCGGCGACGATTTCAAGTCGCTGATCGCGGGCAAGGTCGGAACCCGCGCGCAGGTGGGCGTCGTGCGCCGCGCCTGGCCGAACGGCGACAAAGGGATGGCTACCCTGCAATTCGATCTGGGCGATCCGGACGGCACCGAGATGTTCCGCAAGGCCAGTACCGGCATCCTCCAGAACCTGAGCTTCGGCACCTTCGTATATAAGCGCGAGAAGACCGATCTCCAGACCGAGGGAATGCCGGAGGGCAAGCCGCCCTACATCAACGACAAAGAAATCGGGATGTTCAAGGCCGTCGACTGGGAGCCGTTCGAGATCTCCCCGTGCACCGTGCCCGCCGATTTCAACACGTGCTTTTTGAGCGCGCAACCGACCGGAGAGGTCACCATTCTCGGCACGCCGAATTTCGGCGTGATCGATGCATTACGGGCAATCAGCCCAATCAAGGAGAAACCTGCAATGCCGGAAACTACCACGCAGGAAACGGGCGCGGATGCCCGTGTTGTAAACGATCAGGCTTTGGCTGCCGCGCGCGACGAGGCGGTCCAGGCCGAACGGCAGCGCGTCAGCGAGATTCAGGTGCTGAGCATTGTCGCAGAACGGTCCGGGATTGACGGCACGGTGATCAGCGAGTTCATCGCCAAGGGCGTGCCTGCCGACCAGGCCCGCAAGGACATCACCGACCGGATCGCCAAGAAGGGCAAGGAAAACCTTCAGGGCAAAGAGTTCGAGATCCGTGGCGAAGGTGGCGCTTCGGTGACTCGTGATGGGATGGAGCAGAGCCTGGCTCGGATGCAGACGGCACTGCTGCTCCGCGCCGATGGCCGTTTCTTCCTGGCGCGGCGCCACGACCACAACGGCAACGATCTCGGCGAATACCTCGGCGGTTGCGGCATCGAGGAGCAGAAGCGGGCCGTCGAGATGGCGCACGAGTACCGCAATTTCCGGCTCATCGACATGGCCAAGGAGTACCTGAGCCTGAAGGGCATCAATCCGCGCGGCATGGACGTGACGCGCATCGCCGAACTGGCACTGCAGGGCCAATCGCGCGGGCCGGAGTTCTTCGCCGGTGGCGCCGAATCGACCTCCGACTTCCCCGCGATCCTGGCCAACGTCGCCAACAAGACCCTGCGCCAGGGGTACGAAGCTTATCCCCGCACCTTCCAGCCGTTCTGCCGGCAGGTGACGGCGCAGGACTTCAAACCCATCAACCGCGTGATGCTGGCCGACGCGCCCGCCTTGCAGCCGTTGAATGAGAAGGGCGAGTATCATCGCGCCAACCTGACCGACAACAACATCAGCTACCAGCTCGGCACTTACGGCGAGATCGTGGCGTTGACCCGCAAGGTCATCATCAACGACGACCTCCAGGCGTTCACCCGGGTCCCGGCGCTGCTGGGCGTGGCGGCGGCGCAACTCGAATCGAATACGGTCTGGGGGATCGTCACGTCGAACCCGCAGGCGATTTACGCCGGCGACAAGAACAAGACGGCGCTGTTCGCGGTCGCGCACGGCAACCTGCTCACTGGCGTGGCCAGCAGCATTGATCCCACGGTCGCCAACGCGGTGGCATTGACCGCTCTGGGCAAGGCGCGCAGCGCCATGCGGTTGCAGAAGGGGCCGCAGGGAACGCCGCTGAACCTGATTCCCCGGTTCATCGCCGTGCCGACGGCGCTCGAAAGCTACATGCTGCAGTTGGTGTATCCGATCGCCATCGCGTCGGCCGACGTGACCAAGGTCGTTCCCGAGTGGGTGCGCAGCCTGGTGCCGGTAGTCGAGCCGCGCCTGGATGCGAACAGCGCGACCGGTTGGTATCTCATCGCGGACCCGGCGCAGATCGACACCGTGGAGTACTGCTACCTGGAAGGCCAGCAGGGCGTGTACATCGAGACCAAGCAGGGCTTCGAGATCGACGGTGTCGAGATCAAGGCGCGCATGGACTTCGGCGCGGCGGCCCTGGATTTCCGCGGCCTGCAACAGAACGCCGGCCAGTAGGGCGCGGCTGGCATAGCGAAACCACCACAGACCGGGGCGGCGCGGGTCGCCCCGGAGAGATCAGGAGAAAAATCCATGCAGAATTACGTTCAACAAGGTGATACGCTCACCGTGACCGCGCCCTATACGTTGCTGAGCGGCGGCGGTTGCCAGGTGGGCAACTTCTTCGGCGTGTCGGTAAACAACCAGAATCCGGGCGACTCCTCGGAGCTGGTGGTGGAAGGCGTGTTCGATCTGGCCAAGGATGGCAGCACGTTCGTTTCGGGCGCCAAGGTGTACTGGGATAACACCCAGCAGTTGGCCACCGCGAATACCTTGACGGCCGCCGGCGGGTCGACCAAGGAAATCGGGTTTGCGGTGCTGAACCAGGCCAGCGGCGTGGCTGCGCCCGGTGGCCAGAGCGCCGACCCGACCGTGCGCGTGCGGTTGACGCCAACCCCCGTCACGCCGGTGGGGGTGGCGGATCTCGATCCGTCGGTGCTTCAGAAGGCGGTCGTCGCGTTGACGGCGGCACAGATCGAGGCCATGTACGCCACGCCGGTCAGCATCCTGCCCGCGCCGGCGGCCGGCCAGGTACTCGTGATCGACCAGATCATCGCCCAGATGAAGCCGGGCGGCACTCAGTTCACCGGCGGTGGAGCGGTCACGTTCCAGTATCACGGAACCGCCGTGGTGCCGCACTCTTCCAACGTCCCCGCCGCGACGATCAACAGCGCGACCGGGACCGAAAACGTGGTGCCGCCGCCCACGGGCGTCATCCAGCCGCCCTCTGCGACGGGTCTGGACATCACCAACGGCACGGCCGCCTTCGCCACTGGCAACGGCACGTTGGTCGTGACGGTGTTCTACTCCATCATTACGCTTTCGTAGGAACTCTCCGCTGCGAATTTGGGGCGGCCGGCCACGCTGCCCCTTCCGCATCCTTTATATATGTCCGGCTGGCCCACCATCGCTGCCGATGTGAACGCCATCATGCAGCAGGCGTTCGGCGAGCCGGTGGTGTACCAGGCGGTGCAGGGTGGGTTTTCGGTCGGCGAGCCCATCACGATAACCGCCATACGCCATGTTCGCGTGCGGGCGGAATCGGGCGCGGTGGCGAGCGTAGAGGAGATCGCCATTAACCCCGCCGATTTGCCGAATCCCCCGCAGCGTGGCGATTGGGTGACGGCTTGGGGATCGCAGTTCGTGGTATCCACCGTGCGCCAGCCCGATCCCTGCGGGCTGGTCGAGCTCTCGCTGATGGTGCGGGCCGGACAAGGTCCCAATGATTAACCCGAAAACGCTTCTGGCCGAATGGGTGACCACGCTCCAGGCCTTGCCGAACTTGGTCGAGGCGCTGGGCGGCGACGGCACGCAGATTCAGTTCTACACCGAAAACGCCACCGTTTTTGGCCAGGCGACCCAAAACAACATTCGCCTGGCAATCCTGTCAATGCCGCCCGGCTCGATCATGATCGCCTGGCAGGGCACCGCGCCCGGCCGACTTGGCAATGCGCTCGTATTCGTGCACGATTTCTCGCTCTACCTGCACGCGCCGGAAGCGGCTGACGTCGGCTACGAGGACCTGTTCAATTGGATCGTGAACGACATCCCGCCAAGCGGCAGCTTACGGATGCTGCACACACCAATCGACCCCAACTGCGAGCCGATGGATTTCTACCTGCCGTCGGCCAGGCGCAACACCATCGTGATCAGCCCGGACGGGGCCACTTTTGAGTACTTCGAAGTCCCGGTGCGGTTGATCGAGTCTTACAACCCGTAATTGTGGAGGAGGCAAAAAATGCCCGTGTTCGTTTACCTTGAGTCGCCACAAGGCGACGAAATCAAAGAGGTCGAGGCAACCACTGAAAAACTTTCACCCCTGATGTCTCAGGGCTGGCATCAGGTACCCGCGCCGGCCAAGCATGAGACGGTGATCCTGGCCAATGCCAAGGAGGGTAGATAGCCCCATGGCGAATATCAATGAGTTGATGGATGGCTGGAGCTACGGCAAGCAGACTGCTATCGGGACAGCCAACAGCACCGCCATCTGGCGGCACACGAACCTGAACACGAAGCCGTGGGCCAAAGTCCCGGTGAACGAGGATGACCGCGCGGAAATCGGCAAGGGACATGAATTCCCGACGCAGCTCTTCAAGTCGCACTACAACATGCCCACTTACGAGATCTCCAAGTACGCCTCGTCAGAGTTTCTCGCCTGGGTGATGGCGTTCGCGCTGGGCAATGTGACGCTGGCCGGCAGCGCCGCGCCGTACACTTACACCATTGTGCCCGCTCTGGGCGCCACCAATCCGACCGGGATCGAGTTGCCGTACTTCTCCTTCGTGCAGCAGATCCGGCCGGGCGGTTCGGCGGTGCTGGATGAAATGCTGGTGGGCTGTGCGATCAAGGGATGGAAGCTGTCTATCAAGAACTCGCCGGGCCGCGCCAGCGCCATGTGCTCGTGCGAGTGTGTCACCACTGGCCTGTACACCACTCCCAGCGGCATCACGCTGCCCGCCGTCATGACGCCGCACGAATTCAATGCCGGCATGATCAGCGCGTTGACGATCAATGGCATCAACTATCTCACGGGCGGCAGCGCCAAGCAGTTCGTCTCCATGGATGCGTCTTGGGAGAACAACTTCCGGCCGGGCTTCTTCCCTGGCTCAGGATCGCAGGACGGTTACCAGATCCAAGGGCGCTTCGAGTGGGGCGACCGGGCCTTCGCGGTGCAGTTTGTGGTGCGTGTCCAGGCTGGGTCGCAGGAGTATTCGAACCTGATCAACCAGACCACGGGAACCGCCACCATCACCTTCACCCGCGATGTCAACAATTCTTTTACGCTGGCGATCCAAAAGATGGGATTCAACGTCGCCGAGTTGTCAAACACAGACGGGATCGCCACTCTCCAGGTCACCGGCGTGCAACTTTATGATCCGACCAATGGCCTGGTCACGGTAGCAATTACCACGCCCCAGGGGGGCATCTGCCAATAGGAGGCTGAAGTGGAAGCAGAAAAGAAGACCGATTTCGATGTGACGAAGCCGTTCGTGGTGCCGATCCTGTCGGGGGGCGAGAAGCGCTGCGAGGTGCGATTCCCGACGGACGACGAATGGTGTTCTTGGGCGCGCCAGCAGCGCACCGTGCGGCGCTTCCTCGGGCGCGGGAAGTCGCAGAGCGAGGATTTGGATCTGCCGAAGATCAACGCGGAACTGTTCGGCAAGATTCGCACCGACAAGGACGGCCCGGAGTTCGATGATGCCGAAGCTGGCATGGTGATCGGCCGCATCGAGCGATGCACGGTGACCAACATGGAGCGTGAGGGGAGCAACTACCGGATCGAGATGAAGGTTCCAGGCGCCCGAGTGGTCCACGTGCTGCGCATGCCGACCGCCAAGGAGATGCAGGACCACGAACGCGCTTCCACCAGCGTCGTGGCTGCGCGGAGGTCGGTCGAGACGCGGGCGTTTCTGGAGCCGAGCGGCGCTCTCTACGACAAGCTGCACGTTTCGCACGATGGCTATGCCGGCGCCGTGCCGATCGTGCACAAATCCGCGGCGGTATCCGAGGTGATCGCGCAACTGGCGATTGAGGCCGACGAAGACCCGGAATAGCGGCGCCCGACTCCTCGGAGGGACCGGGCGTGCAGTTTTTGATCCGTTCAGTTCTGCGCCAGGGGACGCTCTGCGGGCCGGAGCAGGAGTGCCCGGACCGGGTGTTCCGCTGCCGAGAGTGCGGCTACTCGGCGCAGACGGAATTGGACGAATGCCCGGCGTGCGGCGCCGGCTGGAAGGCCATCGATGTCAGCCACGGTCCAGCCTGCCCCAAAAACCTGCTCGAAGAAGCAATGGAGACGCCCAACGGCGTGCTGGTGCGCCGGTGCTTCCGGATCATGGGCGCCAAGTCCATGGGCCTGACCATCACCCTTTCCGATATTACGGAGGAAGAGTTCCGGGCGATGGAGCTGATCGAGGCCGCGCGCCAGGAGCAGGTCGCGGATGAAGACAAAGATGTCAAAAGCTTCCAGGAACTCCTGCTTCGGAGGCTATCGCGCCGGTAGCAGGCGGGGCATGTAAGCTACACGAACAGGTCGACGGGCACGCGGAAAAGTTCAGCGAGTTGCTTGGCCTGCGTCTTACTGATGCTGCGCTTGCCGTTCAGGATTTCGGATACACGGCTCTTGGGCAGTACGGTCCAAAGGTCGCTCGGCTTCATGTTCTTCTCCTTGAGCAGATAGGCGAGCATCTTATGCGGTTTGGACTTTGGAAGTGGGTGCGCCCGATTTTCGTATTCCTCGATCAGGATGCTGAGCAGTTCTAGGAGCCGGCCCTCCTCCTCAGAAATCTCGTCTTCCGGTTTTTCCATGAGGTCGGCGGCGGCGCCGAGCAGACGATGGTATTCCTCCTCCGTGCGAATGGCGACGGGCAGAGCTCCCTCGAGAAGCTTCCGATATTGACGTTCGTCGAGTAGTGTAGCGTTCATAGTTTCCATTTCCCCTCATCGTATTCAATATGCGTGAGGATGTGGCGGATGTAAACGATCCGCCATCGGTACTTGATCACCGAGACCAGCCGGTACTTGTTTCCGCTGATGTTGAAAACCGTGAAAATGTCCACTGCATCGGCGTGCGGAAAGTCGGCGCGGACATCGACCAAATGTCTCCAGGCGGCTCGCTTGGTTACGCTGTGCCAGTGCAATAGCGATTCCACCGCGTCCTTGTGCGTCTTGCTGAATTCGGTGATTGCCACCTTACTGATGATCCTCACGCCTTGAGGTTACCAAAACGGTAACCACTGCGCAAGAGGGTTCGATCATGCCCCGATTCCAAACCGTCGTCAGACGTGCTCGGTTCGTTTACTCCCCTTACACAGCGTATGAGATGCAGGTGTTCGCCCAGGTGCTGGCGGATTCCATTCGGGCGCGCATTCAGAGCGGCCAGAATATCTACGACCAGGCGGCGGCGCCACTCAAGCCCGGCAAAGCGGGACGCCGGGGCTACCCGGATTACAAATCCGCGCGCGGCCTCCAGCCCATCCGGGACTGGATCTGGACCGGCCACACCCTGCGGTGTCTCAAGGTTCTCACCGCCAACGAGAACCGCGCGGTGATCGGATTCCTCGATGAGGCCATGCCCGGCCGGCGGCAAACGGCCTCGGAGATCGCTTTCTACAACAACCAGCGCGAACGCCAGTGGGGCGTGTCGCCCCGCGATCGCGACACGCTGATGGCCGTGATGTTGAACTACCGGCCGCTTGTGACTCTTCAAGAACTGGGCCAGGGAACCTACTTCCGCGGCATGCGGCAGTTTGGGTTCGGACAGTACATCAACAGCATCCCGAAAGCAGCGTAAATGGGCGATCAAGCGGAACGTGTAGTCCTCGAAGCCGAAGACCAGGTCACCCCTGTCGTCGGCCAGGCCAACGCTGGGCTGGATAGCTTCGAAAAGAAAGCCGAATCGGCGCACGGCAAGGTCATCCGTATCACGGATCAGACCCGGTCCTCGGTGCAGCGGCTCATTGCCTCTCTCGAAAAGCAGGCCGAAACCTACGGGAAGAGCGGCGTGGACCGCCTGATCAGCCAACGGGACCAGCTTTTGCAGCGATACAGCCGCGAGCCGGCCGCCATCGACGCGATCACCAAATCCTACGAGAAAATGATTGCCGTGGAGGAGAAAGCCGCGCGCGAGGCGGCCGCCGCGAAAGCCGCCAAGGACGCCGAAGAAGCTCTGCGGATGCAATCCGAATCCATCCGGTCCTTTGGGGAACGCATCGGCCAGTTCATTCAGAATCCCCTTCAGGGTGCCAAGGGCGCCGTGGGTTCTTTCCTTTCCACCGTGGGACTGTTCGGGGTCCAGGTGATGGCGGGTGCGGCGGCATTGGCCGGCATCGGCGTCGCGGCGTTCGAGGCAGCCAAGAGCCTGGGCGCGTACGGCACCCAGGTGAAGGACGCGGAGCTGCGTACCGGGCTGACCGCGAAGGAGGTGGGGCAGTTCAGTTTCGCCGCCAAGGCGATGGGCCAGGACGTCTCGATTGTCGAACGCCTGATGCGCGGCCTATCGCAGGCAGCGGATGACAGTTCCAGGGAAGGCGAGAAGGCGCGGGCGACCTTGCAGCGGATGGGGATCGATCTGCACACCGCGGCCGGAGAGATGAAGCCGACGTCTGAGATCCTGATGGAAATTTCCGAAGGGTTGAACAAGCTTCCGGAAGGGCTTCAGCGGGACGCGGCCGCCATGGACTTGTTCAAGCGGGTGGGCGTGGAGGCGATTCCGTTCATGACGGAGCTAAACCACAACCTCCGCATCGCACACGAGGAGGGCTTCGGGCCGACCGAGGAGGACGTGCGCCGATTTCAGGAATACCAGCGCGAAGTGTCGGTTCTCGAAACCAAGTGGGACGCGCTGGTGCGCAAGTTCAAAGAGGGGCTGGTCATCACCGTGTCCTTTGTGGGCAAGGGCGTCGATTGGTTCCTGAACAACGTCGGCACCGCAGGTGATGAGGAACGGCAGCGGGGCGAAGAGGAACGGGCGCGCCAGGAGGCAGAACAGGTCCGTGGTGCGGGCGGTTATGGCGCGAGCATGTCGCGGAGCGCGCATCGCAGCCTCAATGCGCAGATGGAAAAGCTGGCGCCCGGCATTATGCAGGATCGTGAGTGGATCGAGCGGCAGATCGCGGACCTCCGGACGCAGCAGCAGAACCTCGTGGGGAACTTCGGGTGGGTCCAGGCGGTCGCGCCCACCGAAGAGGAACAGGGCCGGATGCGGAAGGCTGCCGACATCCAGAAGCAGATCGAACAGTTGCAGCAGACGTTGGCTGCGGCCGAGCAGTCCACCCGCCGCACCGACCTACGCACTGGCAAGGAGGAGACGGATCGTCTGCGCGCCCGGTTCTTCGGCACGCACGAGGGCATGGAAAAGGCCTACTCCGATGCCAAGAAGGACGTGGAGAAATACCAGAAGGAACTGTTCGAGCCGGAGAAGCCGCTTACCAAAACGGAGGTTATCGATCTTTCCGGGAAGCTCCGGACGGCGCAGGGCACGGAGGCGCGGTGGAAGGCCGCGCTCGATGCGGAACGGAACGGCACCGAGCAACTAAAACAGTTCCGGAGCGAGGCGGCCGCATTCGAGAAGAAGGGCGATGAATCGGAACTCTCGGCCATGGAAAAGATTTATTACCAGCGCGACCTGCTGCTGAAGCAGGCCGCCCAGGTAAAGGCGACCGAGGCCGACATCGCCGCCATCCGGAAATCGGCGGATGATCAGGCCTCGGTGATCATGAAAAAGTCCTGGGAGGAATTCGAGAAATACGACGAGAAGCGGAGTGCTGACCAGTCGCAGAAGGCGATGGGGATGTTCCTTCCATCCAAGGAGCAGGTGAAAGGGTGGGCGGACGAATTCAAGGCGCGCGACCGTATCGAGGACATCGGTGTCGAGGCACAACGCGAGGTGCTGCGGCGGGAGTCCACGCGCCAGGCAAAGGCGGCCGAGACCCCGGAGGAAGGCTACCAGATCCGCGTCAAGCTCGCGGTCCAGCTCGCTGAGATCGAGGTCGCGCGCATCCAGAAGGAGGACAGTGCGGCCACGCGCATGGAGATGGCGGCACGGGTGCAGAAGGATCTCTACACGGAGCTGGCGCAGGCGCAGGACGAGTTGGACGACAAGCGGAAAGCGGCCGACCAGGAGCGCGTCGAGGAGCTGCAGCGCCAGGTCGATGAGATCCAGAAGGTTTCCTCGGGTCTTCTCCACACGCTGTTTACGAAGCCCCAGGAGTTCGGAAAGCAACTGCGCGACACGATCCGCGAGGCGATGATCAAACCGGTCACCGAAGGTGTCGGCGGCATGGTGGCGAACGCCATTCACCCACTCATCTATGGCAGCGACGGGCAAGGCGGGGTCGCGGGCATGTTCAAGGGGGCCTTCGGTGGCCACCAGGACCCCGTGAAAGTCTCGACCGACATCAACACGGCTGCCACCATGCAGAATTCCGCTGTGGTGGCGATGTTGACGGGTGTCCTGGCCGGGTTCATCGGCATGGGTGCTCCCGCGATGGCGACACCGATGAGCATCCCTGGTGCTGGCGGCATTTCTCTCCCGTCCATCGCGGTCCCCGCGGTCGCGCGCGGCGGTAGTGCCGCGGAGAGCATGCCGGCGGCTGGGGGTGGTTACTCCACGGGCGGCTGGAGTTCTAGCGCGGCCGGCGCCGGCTACTCACCAGTGGGCGGCTATTCCCCGGCTCCGTGGGCCGGTGGCGGCGCCGCCGGCATGAACCCGCTGGCGATGATTCTGGGGAGCGGTTCCGGAGCGAAGGGCGGGCCCTCGGGCATTTACAGCCTGTTCTCCAAGGGCGGGTTCTCAAAGACGCTGTCCAACATGAAGGGCACCGTCTGGAATCAGGACGCGTGGAACGCCTCGGACAGCAACTTCTGGGGTGGTGTGCAGGGCGTCGCGAAGTCCCCCGCCGCTGGCGCCGCCGGCATGATGCTCGCCACCAGCGGACTACTCGGATCGCAGCGCGGAACGTGGACCGGCGCTGTGGAAGATACCGCCGGCGGCGCGCTGATCGGCGAGCAGATCGGCGGACCGTTGGGAGCAGGGATTGGGGCGGCGGCGGGTTTCACCGCCGGAGTGGCTGAGATACTCGCCGGCGTTAAATCGCCGCAGAGGAAAGCCCACGATGACATCAAGAGCATCTACGGCGTGGACATCCCGCAGAACAGCGGCACCATCAAGCAGGTGGTGCAGATCGCGCAGTCGCAGTTCGGCGGGGATATCGCGGTGGCCGTGCGGTCGCCGAACGTCCGCCAACTCGTGATGCTGTACTCGGAAGCCACCGGCCAGAAGATGCCGCTATCGGCCACGATGCCCTACGCCGGGAGCCTGGTGGAGCAGGGCGGCAATCTGTATCAGCAGGCCAGCTTCCAGAACAACTCCTGGAACACCTACGCCTCGAGCCTGCCGACGTTGGGCGGCATTCCGGGCGGGACGTATCCGACGCCGGGCACCCCGAACACAGCGGCGGGCGCCGGCGCGACCAATATCGCGCTGAACATCAATGGCCAGCCCATCACGCCGGAGTTCGTGACGGACCAGTCGATGGCGGCGCAGGGTTCGAGCTACGGCCGGACGCAGCAATCGGCCAACCTGCAAGTGCCCGGCTTGATGGTGGCGTAATCCGATGCCAGGGAACATCCTATCAGCGGCACTCAGCGGCGTGATGCCAGCCTCGCTGTGCACCGCATTCAGCGAGTTGCGCGAGTACGCGCAACTCCAAAACCAGTACCACGACGGCACGATCCAGCGGTCGCAGCTCGCGCAGACCTCGCGCCGCACGTTCCGGCTCAGCAAACGCCTGAGCGCGTCGGTGCTCTCGGCGCTGTATAACTTCTGGATTTCGCAAAACGGCGGATCGACGCCGTTCGCCTTTTATAATCCGTTCGAAGTTACGGCCGGCCAGCAGATCGGTAGCAACTACGATCCCACCGGCAACAGCACTCAGGGGCGCGTGACGGTGGTGTTTCGCGGCAATTGGGCGCAGAGCACGGATATCGCGCGGTCCAATGTGCAGGGCCTCGAACTGGTGGAGGTGGCGTGATGGCACTTGCCTCGACATGAAATCTCACAGTCGAATTGCTGCCTCGGAACGCATGGCAGCGGTACCCGGGTAAGGGGCCTTGTGGTACCGTAATTGCTTCGCGGCGAACCGTATGCTCTGGTGGACTCTTAGGAAGATGCGATCAAGGGATGCGCTTAGCCGGCTTGAGGCCGTCGACGCGCTCCGGGGGCGCCGCGATCCCCGTGCTATTGAGGCGCTGACCAAGGGTCTTTTCGACGATGACGAGGTCGTTCGGCGGCAATCTGCGCGAGCGCTCGCCGCTGTCGGCTGGCAGCCGACGGAGTCTCAGTCGCCGGTCTGCGATCTCAATGATCCGAAAAGGAGAGTCTACGCATTGGACGCTCTGGCGGCGCTAGGCTGGCGTGCGCCGGAGCCCGGACTCCGCGCCACCCTCGCCGTCATTGCAGGACGTTTTGAGGAAGCTATCGCTGAGGGCACGCATGCAGTCGATCCGCTAATTGACGCCCTGGAGAAGGGCGTAGAGGGGGCTATTCCAGCTCTGGCGCAAATCGGAGACACACGCGCGATCGCGCCCTTGATGCGCTCGTTGAAACAACTCCCGATAGCAGTTGCTGATGCACTCATCTCATTTGGTCCGGTTGCTGTGGACGGATTGATGTCCGGGCTCAAGTCCCCCGATGCAAAGGTTCGACGACTGGCGGCGTCGACGCTCGGCAGAATCAAAGATCATCAGGCAGTCGAAGCGTCCATCGAGGCGTTGTCGAAAGCTGCTGTTGACGACTTTGACCTGAAGGTTAGGTCTGCCGCGCTCGATTCTTTGCTAGCCTCACAGAATCCCACAGCGGTTTTGGCTGGGCAGAAGATCCTTGCAAGGCAACGCGCTCGGTATCCTCTCGTGGAAGTGACGGCTCTGGTCCGAAAATTCAAGGGAAGTTTCAAAGGCGGTTATGAGTGCGGTCCACTTCGTGAGCTCAAGCAGGTGGTTATCAAGGACCCCCAAGCGATCGCCTATCTATGTAGGTTTGTCCTAGAGGAATCACCCGGGGGGTGTTCTAATGAAGCGCACAGGGCCCTCTGTCAGAAGGTGATCAGCCTTGGGCCTTCTGCGGTCGATCATCTAATCTTGGCTTTACAGGCGGAACATCATAGGGATAGGGCGATCGAACTTCTAGGGGAAATCGGAGACGAGCGCGCGGTAGAGCCGCTTCTTCGTCTTCTTGGTGAACACTGCTTCTATGCGTCCAGAGCGCTCGGAAGGATCGGCAGCCCTCGGGCCGCCCCCGGTCTTGTCGAACAACTCCAAAAACACCAAACCGATGAAATCTTAGGAGAGAATCGACAAGATCTCTGTCAGTCTGAGGGAGCCTTACGTCTAATTCTTGAGAGGGCACCAGAGCGCATTGAATCCGAAGTTCTGCGAGCGATCTCGGAACTGAGGAACATCCGTTGGGGTGTATCCTATGCTGCCTCAGGCGCCGAGGCTGACATCGGAGTCGTCGATGTGACTTATATCAAGAGACTTGCCCAACAGGAACTTACAAGAAGGGGCAGGCAATGATTAGCGATTTTCTCGCGGCCTAAGGGTCTTTTCCCTGATCGACCTTTTGGCGTCGGCTTCGAGTTTTGCGCTTCAGGCATGTCGCCTAGACTTTTCCCCGCACCCCATGTCCGACACCATCGGCCGCATCACCGTCCCCACGGTGATCAACTCTGGCCAGACATTTCCGCTCACCACGCAGTACCCGTTCGGCTTCTCCATCGAGCGTCCGGTGATCGTGCACCGCTTTGGCAGCCTCGACGCCAAGCAGGAGCAGCGATATTACGCCGGCATCGGCCCGCGCAAGTTCCAGTTCAAGCGGCCGAACCTCAACTGGAGCGAGTCCCGCCAGCTCAAGGCGTTCTGGGAGTCCATGCAGGGGCCCTGGATGGCGTTCACTTACAACGTCCCCAATCCCGATGGAACTACCAGTGCCGTCCTGGTGACCTTCGAGCAGGCGCCCATCTCGTTCCAATACCTGTGCAATGCGCTCCAGGTCGGGCTGAACTTCGTCGAAGTGGTCGATCCGACTCAGGCGCCCACGTACGTTGTCAATTCCACGTGTCTGCGGTTCCCGTCGAGTGCGCTGTCCGCCGCGCTGCTTTCCGAGGTCCAGCAGATCGTCCCGTTGGTGCACATCCGCGTGCGCGAATCCGCGGTCGCGAACATCTATCTCTCCGACCGCCGTGTGACGGTGGGCGGCCAACTCTATCTGCCGCGCCTGATCGGTATCGGCGAGCCTGGCTCCGACGTCCTGATCTCCCAGGACATCAAAGGCGCTTCGGACAACGTCCGCTTCACCTTCGGCAACGCCGACCGCGTGATGACGCAGCTCGCCAACGACACCGACCTGAAGTACGCCGAGATCGACCTCTGCCTGTTCCATGTGAACTCCGGTATCCTGCTGCAGCTCTGGAAGGGCGTAATTCAGAACTACGTCAGCGACGGCACTGCGAATTTCCCGGTGACCTGCTCTGATGGCTTCTTCCAGATCATGAACCAGTACCCGGAGCGGCAGGTCAGCCGCCAGTGCTGGAAGACCTACAGCGACGGCGTTAACTGCCCGTGGGCCACGAAGGGCGCCAGCGCGGCCGCGGTGACGGCCGCCGGCGGCGATCCCGCGAGCTGCGACTATTACCTCGAATCGGCGAACGGCTGCCAGGTGCACGGCATGGCCCCTTACTTCGGCGCGCAGCAGGCCGACCCGCAGGGTGTCGTCATCAAGGATGACTCGACCGGCTTTCTGGGCTTCGGCCGCAACACCGTCACTGCCACCTCGATCATTTCGGACACGGTCTGGGGGCTGGCGCTGCCGGAGATTTGGTGCAACTCGGGCGGCAATCCGCTGTTTGCGTTCATGGCCACGGCGCTGATGGTGGACTACCGCGATGAATCGGGATACGCCGATTCGCTCGGCATCCTCGGCGCCGGGCCGCTGGGCGGGTTCACCGCCTCGATGGTCGTCACGAACGCGGACGGCTACCGGTACGTGGTCGCGCCCACGGTCGATGGCTACCTGTGGCAGGGCCTCAAGGTCGATGGCAACCTGAATATCACGAAGTACCAGCCAGGCATGGGGCTACGATACGTCGCGGGCAGCGACCCGGTGAATCCGGCCACGGACTATTTCTCGCTCGGGCAAGGCACGCCGCAGGTGTGGGAGCCGAACGTCTATGCGGCGGGCACGGCGGCCTGCGAGATTCGCATCGTCAAGTCCACCACAATTCAACCGAGCACTCCGGACCAGCACCAGATGACGGTGCCGATCGATTACGGAATGTGGGGCTGGACCTGGGACCAGAACGGCAACCGCACGGCGGTCAAGGGGTTGATCAATCCGTTCTGGATCGCCGTCAACATGCTGCTGCGCGCTATGGGGTTGTATGGCGACCCATCCACGGGTTCGAATCCTGCTGGCGGCTCCGGGCCGGCATCGTCCGACCAGCTCGTCACGTTCGTGCTGCCGTCTCTGGTCGTGGGCGATGGCAGCGGGACCGCGGAGATCGCCGCCGATCAGGTTGCGCCGATCCTGGGCGCCGGCAACACCACCTGGTACTCGATTACCAGCAGCGGGAATCTGCTCAACGGGGCCCAGGTGAACCAGAATCCGGACGGTAGTTATAGTTTCCAGTATTACGACGACTCGGGAGATCTGAACATTCTGTCGATCGGGGATGCGCTCAGCGCGGGATATGTCACGGCAACCACCGAAGCCATCACCGAGACGCAGTTCCAGTTCCAGGGAGTGATCAGCAGCCAGAAGCCGTTCCGCGACTGGCTTACCGAGGTGCTCAACTGCTGCCTGGGGTTCTATACCTGGGAATTCGGCCAACTGAAACTCGGCTGCCGGATCAACGCCAGCGTGGTGGACGCCTACACCGCCGGCAACATG